ATTGCTGCAACACAAGCATTGGCGGCAAAGAGGAGGCTGATCGGATCAATTTTGTGTCCTTACCTAGTGCGTTCTGCTTTGTTGTATTGGAAAACTGTACTTGGAGCAAGAACAGCACCAGCTTGAGGCGCAGTTTGAGTTAGTAAACCACCAGCCCTTTTGACCAAATCTGGTCTTGATCGCATCAAAGCATCTAAGGCTTTTTGTCCAGCAGGACTGTACATTGTCGGAACACCAGTAATCAAGCCAGCCGCAATAACTGGTTCTGTAAACATTCCATACCCGCCAGCAACTCTTGTGGCGATATTTCCTTCTAGTGTTGCTGATGCTTGATTTCCAAGCACCTGAACACCCGCATCGGAAATTTGTTGGCTTTTTGCTGTACCTTTGGCAAATGCTGATTTGTTTCTTGTTTTGTCAGCTTGTCTAACAGCAGTTGAAAACTGTTTTGGTGTAAATACGCCACTGTCTGCTCCAGAATTGGCGGCGGCAATGTTGATTACAGATAAGTCACTATAAGCACTGTCAACTCTACGCAATTGTGGTGTTTGTTTTGGGTTTTGAAAGTACAACTCTTTTTTCATAACACCTAAAACACCACTCAATGCCTCACCAATTTCTCTTTCAGAAGCAACTGCGCTGTTCAAGTAATTACTAGCTTTTTTACGCAAGTCTGACTCAATTCCCTTGAATGTTTGACCATCTAACTTTTGACCAGAAAATTTACTTAGCACTACATCATTGAGTGTTTGAGCAACTTCTTGTCTTTGGTTTGGTGATAAATTTGTGTTTTTGCTTAAAGACGAAAGCATATTGCTTGTAGTTGCAAAATCTAAATCAAATGACATTTTTGATAACACTTCGTCATATTTATTAGATACTTGATCTGAAGCGTATTTGATTGCATCTCTACCAATTACATCTGCCGGAAGTTTATCCTTGACTTTATCTAGTGCTTTGTTGATTACACCTTTATTGAAGTCAAATAGAACTCTTTGTCTTGCATTGCTAATACTCTCACCAATCAAAGGTAAATTTTGTGCAAAATCTTCAATTGTTGCAAATTGACCACCTAGAGTTTGACCTGTAGTTGGCGTAATGCCAAGGTCACGCATGGTTTGTTCTGCTTTAGAAACCAGTGGATTTAAGACTCGACCAGCCGCAGAAACAATTTTTTCACCAAGTGGAGCAGTAACAGCACTTACACCAATCTGTTCTGTCTTTTGCGTACCAAAATCACCTTCGCCTGTTACTGGCTGCATAGCACCACCAGCCGCACCTCCTGCAACAGCTTGTGCCGTTGTTCCAAATCCCTTAGCACGAGCTAATTGCGCCGCCCTAGTTGCAGGAACAATGTTTGCAGGATTAATGACGTTACCAGCCAATCTAGGAACATCAAAACCAGTTTCTCCACGAGCCTGCCGTTGTTGCTGATAAGCCTGCTCTTCAGCACGAGCAAGTTCATCAACACGTTTTGCTTCGCTTGAAAAGAACTCGCTTACAGGATTCTCATAAAGACCAAAACCAGAAGTTATTCCAGACAATGCACGAGGGAGCATTTGTGCGCCACCGGTAATAGGGTCTTTCAACCCCATCATAAAACCTGAAGATGGAGGAGTAACTTGCGCTTGAGGAGCAAGTAGTTTTTCTATTTGTTCGTCAGTAGTTCCTTCTGGAAACTCAATAACGTCATTGCCTACTTGTACATATATTGATGCCATTTTATTCTCCACCAATGGTTTCTATTTTTCCAGTTCTGGGATTTAGTCTTTTGGTTACTATTGGCGCAGATGGTGCTGCTTGTATTGCTTCAAGCGGCAAACCACTACCTTTCCCACTAGATTCAGCTTGTTTTCGTAGTCTAGCAATATTGTTTGCAATTTTCTTTTCAGCACTTATTAAAATGCGCTTCATAGATTCTGGTTCTAAGCGTTGATCTCCAGCAACAACTTTTTGCAAGTATTTTAATTCTTCATTGGAATCATTTCCACCAAATTGTTGCAGTCTTGGAATAACAATTTCACCAATGTTTGCCATGAAAACTTCTGTGTTTTGAACTTTCTTAGGATCGCCAATCATTCCGCCAGAAAATTTTGCAACAAAGCCTTTTTCAGGGCCGTATGCTCCAGCATAAATTCCTTTATCAATTAATTTCAAAGCATCGCTAACTCCAGTTTGCAAAGAATATTGACTTTCAATATTTGCAACATTTGCGCCAATTACTTTTGCTGCCGCTTTACCAGCTTCACCAGTATCAATGGATATTCCACCAATTGTTACATTGCCTGTTCCTTTTTCAGCACCTTTGGTTTCAGCATTTATATGCTCAAGCATTCTTCTTTGGAATGGTTCTGTATTTGGAGTTAAACCAGCGTCAATAAGTTGTTGAGCAAATGCTGAATATTTAGCTGGCTTATCACCTTCATAAATTGCTTTACCTGTTACTTTAGAAACAAGCGCATTCCCAACAACAACAAAATCGTCTTTTGATTTGTCAGAACCTTTTAATAGTTCAGCAACTCTTGTCTCAAAAACATTACCTACAAGACCTTCTGCTGAAGCAATTCTTTCAGCTTCTTGAACCTTGGCGGTTATTCCTTGTCTTACTGCGCCACTTGCTTTTTTAATTGTTAACTTATTTTTGAGCGCAGTTTGATAAATATTCATTGACAATTCAGGTGCAAGTCCTGCATATTTTTGAGCAACTTTTATATTTTGGTCAGGATTGCTTGGGTCTAATTCACTCAAGATTCTTGATTGCAAGCCAATCATCTGCATTTGTGGGTCTTGACCACCCAAAGCACCGCCAACACCTTGGCCTAACTGGTATCCGGCCTGTTGGAATCCAACACTTGCTTGCTGCAATGGACTCAACCGAGCAAATTGCGTAAACCTATCTCGCATTGCTTCATTTTGCTTTTGTTGGTACAAAGCACGTTGCATGGCTTCTACTTCAGGGAACATTCCTAAGACACTTGTGGGTGCTGATGGTGCTGGCGCACTAAATTGTGAATCAATTTTTAAATTAGGAAAAAGATCACTTTGTCCAGATAATAGTTGTGCTGGTGCTGATGTTGATGCAGCCTCTAGTGCTGGTGCTGCTAGTGTTGTACCGCTATACGGTCTTATTGGCATCCAATCAGGATTGGCAACTAACTCATACTGATTAGAAATAGGATTTAATTCCCACATTGTTCCCGGTGGTGCTGCTTTTCCGGGTAAAAAAGGATCAGACAGATTCATACCGCCAGAATCAACAGTTCCATCTGCCAATAATCCTTCTGCCATGAGAGGAATAGTTGGTTCATTAGAGGTTATTTTTGATCTTTCTGCCATGATTTTTCCTTTACGCCGTAAATCCTCTACCACTTAACAAGTTCATTACCTGTTGAGTTGTAAAAGTTTGCTGTTGAGGTTGTACGCCAAATAAGTTGTTCAATGCACCTGTTACTACAGGACTTTGAGAGAGTCCAGCCAGCACATTACCACTTGGGCTAAAGGCATTGCTTGGATACATTGTTTGCGCTGCACCAGTAATTCCTTGTGACAACAAATTACCCGCTTGTGCAGTGCTTGCCGTAGTCCTGCCACCAATATTAATACCAAGATTTAATGGATTTTGAGCACGATTCTCTAAGACATTTGATGTATCCATTGCAGTGGCAAATGGTGCATAAGCACCCGTCTGACCAGTGTAATAGGCATTCTGCAACCCTGCACCTTGAGTCATCAAACCACCGCCATAAGTTATGCGGTTTCTAGCCTCTATGTCAGCATTTGCACCTAATTGAAGATTACTTTGAGCCAATGCGTTGTAGTAAGCCGCCATCTCAGGACTTGTAGCCATTAGGTTACCGCCTTGAGCCGTAGCCGCACCAGTTCTACCTTGTTGGAACAGTTTGTTTTGCAACAATGCAAGTTGATTTTCTTGAGTAGGTGCAAGCAATGCCTGTTGCTTAGTAATGTAATCTTGTGCCGCTTGTTCAGGTGACTTAGCAAGGTATTGTTGACCAAGATTAAATAGACTTTGCGCCCCTGTTTGCAGTGGTGCGTAAGCAGTTGGTGCTTGTTCAGCTTGAGTTAATCCTGTGTTTGCAAGAGCAGACAATCTGTTTTGGTAGCCAAGAATCTCAGGACTTGCTGTGTAGCCAGCACCAATGACATTACCTTGTGCATCAGTTTGAAAGTTAGATGTACCGTAACGAGTAGTTATGCCAACGGGTCTGAATCTAGCCGCATCAGCAGCTATCTGAGCCGCACGAATTTGTGCATCTGCCGCTGTTTGTGATGCTTGTTTTTGCTGATCTGCTATTTGACTTGCTGAATAGCCACTGATTAATGATTGAACACCAGTAACACCAAGTTGTCCAATAATGTTGGGCGACAAACCAGTAAAGTCAGCAACTGATTGCACAACACTTGGAATTAATCCACTAGAAGCAACTTGTGATGAAAGTGCGGCTGCGGCTGGTGATGCACCTCCACCAGCAAGTGAAGTTGCACCTGTAAGTAATCCAGCATTACCCACTGCACCCGCTGTACCACTTAGTAAACCACCAGCATTTGCCATTGTCAAAGGGGTAGTTCCAGCATATCCCGTTACAACAGGGCCAGACCCTATAACACCAGATGTTCCTGCTCCTGCTCCTGCTGCACTAGATGCGTATGCAGCACCACCAGATACTGCTGCTACAGTTACCCAACCACCTGGAATTTCGTCATTAACAAATTTATCTGTAGCCACAGCAAAATCATCAATAGCTTTAACAACAGGTTTTGCAACATCACCAATGCTTTTAAGTGTTCTATCAGCAGTCTCACCAACAACTCTCCCTCCACTCTCTAAAGTATCTTTAACTAACTTTTCCACGCCTTGAGGTTTAATCTTACGATCTCCTACATGGCGAAACGCATCAATAGGAAGATCGGGAATGTCTAGCAGCGCTAGTGATGAATTGTGTCTCATATTACGAGCTTCCAGTTAAATTCAGATAAATCAGAGTCTTCAACTCTAATGCCTATTTTTTTCATCAGATCAATAATCTGAGGGTTGTCTGCTTTTCCATAAACTGTTTGAATACCTGATTCTTGCAGTTTCTTATAAAACATAAGCAAAGATTTTGATAGCGTCATGGGTTGATCTACCGTAAATAAATGAGCTTCAACAACACGAGGTCTCAGTTTCTTGAGAAGCAAAACAGAATCATTTTCTTTGAGCAAAATGCCGTCACCTGATTCGACAAGTTCATTCACTGCTTGTAACGTAGTTGCAGGATCAACTTTATTGCGCTCTGAGTCTTGTTTAATTATTTCTGATGCCTTCATATTTTTTCTCCTTAAACAGTACCGTTAGCAACCACGTTGCCCAATACAGTGAAATTACCTGAAGCATCAATCTTTGCAACAGCAGTTGATACGTTATAGATATACAAGACGTTACTTGTCTCTACAAAAGAAAAGTTTGTAAAGTCACCATCTGCCTTTGAAGTAATTGCAGTTTGGATGTTAGTGAACTCAGTATCAATCTCAGTTCCCTTAACAACCTTTGCCGCATTGCCAGAAATTAAGGCATCTTTAGCCGCAAAGTTAGTGGTTTTTGTGTAATTTGCCATGATTTTTCCTTACGCCATTTTGCCGTTTTTAGCTTGAATTTCGATCTTTTGAATGCTCACAGGTGAGTCATTTATCTGCACTTCAAAGCCTGTTTGAACAACCTTACCAAAGCCACTTGCTTGACCAACCAACGTACTTAACTGAATACCAGCAGAATAGTTTGCAACTGGTACACCATTGTCACCATACTCAGCAATTCCATATTGAGCAACAGTAGTTACAGGAATCTGCAATGTCGTAGAGTAATATTGACCAGAAAAGTCATATCCCCACTTAATGATGAATCCTTGGTTTGAGCCGCCAATTACAATTACAGAAATCTTCTTCAAAATGGATGTAACATTTACATCCCCAAGGTCTGCATAGTTAGTGAAATACTGGAAACGATAGGTAGAGGCATGGTCAAGATAAGTACCATACTTCCCCACAAATCCATTTTTACCAATGAGCAAGTCACCATTACGTTTTGAGTAAAAACAAGTAGGCTCAATACTCTCCCAAGTTGTTACCCTAGCACTGCCATCTTGTAGTTGAGCCTTTGTATCAAACACATAAACTTGTTTAGCAGTAGGCAAATTTAGTAGATAAAAAGCATTGCTTTCAGAGTAAACAGCTTTAATGTCTGATGCAGTCTCGTTAACCACATTAGTCATCAAGTCATTACGAACATTCTTAGACAAGTCTCGCAAAGGTGCTGACTTCTCTTGAATAGTACGCAATAGGCTGCGAACACCACTGTTTGACAAGAAAATAATATCTGAGCCAGTAGTAGCAATAGAGTCCCTAGATAAACAACCAACATCTCCAATTGAATCACTCAAAGCCATTGTCGATGGTGTTGTAGCACCTGAGTACACCAATATTTGACGCTTACCAAAGATAAACAAGAAACCGTTATGTGCGCCCAAACCAACAATCTGATCTGAACCATTAGGCCAAACTCTAGAAACATCTAAAGTACCTGATGTGCCACCTGTCCAGTTATGTCCTGCCAACAAATCAGAAAAAGTGATAGTCACGTTGTCTGCTGAAGTTTCAGCAACCCACAACCTACCAAAAGACGATATAACAACATTTGCTAAAGGTACTGTGCCTGTATAACCCGTTTTCTCACTAACTCTGCGAAAAGTTGTAGTACTAACAGCAGGGTCATAAATTAACGGGTCATTGCCTGATTGAAAGAAAAATGTAATCCCATTTAAGGATGCACACTGCCAATTACTTGCTGTAATGGTTGGCGCAGTACCACCACCTCCATAGGTAAGTTCTACAACAGCATTGCTTCCATCAAGTTTAAACAGCTTGTTGTTGCCAGCAAACAAGGTAGTCAAAGTTCCATCAAGTTGCACTAACTCATGTATAACTTTAATGTCGTTTGCGCCAAGAGTGCCACTTGAAGAATTGACCCTTGAAAAACCTTTACGAGAACCAACACGACCATACTGGTCAATCACACAATTAATAGCAATAGCCGCAAAACCACTCGTTAAATCTAACGGTGAGTCTTGAGTATTCAGCCCATAAAAACCCGGAGCCGAAATGCTAAATAATCGCAATGTTTGTGTCATACAGGTACAAACTCCTGATTCTCAGGGTAACGAGTACCTTCCAAAGCAATTTGGTCAGACAACATATTTTTGTACAACAGATACGCTTCAGATGATGAAGTACCACCATCTTCACCACGTTCTATTAAAGCCCTAGCATAAGCATTCTGTGCCACCAATGTATCAGGTACAGCCACAACAGTTGCATCTAAGGCCAACGTAGCTTGCGGAACTGTTAAAGCAAACTTGATTGTGTATGCACCATCAGGGATTGGATAAAGATTTACCTTGGTGTCGTATGAGGCATCAACCCCATCAAAAGCAAATTCAGTAGGGATTGAGTTGACCAGTGGAGTAAAGTTCAACTTGCGGTTCATGTCCACAAAAGTGATGTTTATGAGTCCAACATTGCTTGTGGTGTTGATTACATCCATCACTTGAAACTTCTGACCAGCACCTGTCAAAGAATAAGATGCCGTGGATGCCACAGTAGTTACTGTAACTGTTTGACCCAATGCGTTCCACGAAAACGCATCTTCAACTTGTCGTTTTGCATCATTGACAAATTTGCCAATTAATGTCGAATAGGTAGTTTGGTTATTTGTGGT